GCTATGGAAAAGATGCACAACCAAGTACATTTATTTCAAAAGAAAGTACCTAGTTTTACAGACGCAGATGGCGTTGAGTGGACTGGTTACGAATATATAGCAATCAAAAAATAATATGAATAGAGTTAGGACCTTAATGTTAATGGCTACAATTGTCTTCTGGGCGATAGTATGGTGCCATTATAAATCATTAGCAAATGCTGATGTTCCAAAGAGACCTAACTTTAAACATAGTAATAATACAGAATTTTTACATAGTGTTAAACAATGTGTTGACTATGTTTATTATCATAATGATGTTGAAGAAGTTAACCTAGAACTATTAATAGCACAAGCAGCATTAGAGTCTGGTTGGGGTAACAGTAGATTTGCTAATGAGGGTAATAATCTATTTGGTATTAGAACATATGATTTAAGAGAACCCCATATGTTACCATCAAATAAACCAAAGAAGTGGGGTGTAAAAGTTTATAAACATGAATGTGATAGTGTATTAAACTATATAAATATACTAAACAAGGGTAAGGCTTTTACAGAGTATAGAAAGTTAAGAGAAGAAGGTATCACAGACCCATTTATACTAACAGAGACACTTGATGCATATGCATCGGATAAATATTATTTCGCAAAAGTTAAAAGTATATTAATCAAAATTAGAAAAGACTATCAGTAATGTTCTTAACGATATTAACATTTTTATCGGCCATATCTATATCAATTATAGCGGCTGGGTATTCAATCATAGGTCTAGCGACATTGTTTGCTGGCGCTGTAATACCTATTATATTAATGGGTTCAGCATTAGAAGTTGGTAAACTAGTTGCGGCTAGTTGGTTGTATCACAATTGGAATAGTAATGTTCCCAGGTTACTAAAAGCATATCTATTCTCAGCTATTATTATCTTAATCTTTATTACATCTATGGGTATCTTTGGTTTTCTATCAAAGGCACACCTAGATCAAGTCAAACCAACATCAAGTAATAACATCAAAATAGAATTATTGAATAATCAAATTAAGTCACAACAACTTATTATTGATAGATCACAAAAGACATTAACACTATTAGACAAGGCATTAGAAGTTTACATAGATAAAGAATTTGTAACTAGAGGTCTAAAAGAACGTAAGAAACAAGAACCAGAAAGATTAGAACTAAACACAGCAATCAAAGAAGCAAGTAATGAGATTGGCAAACTATCCGAAGAAAAGGGTATATTGAGTTTAGAACAAAACAAGATAGAGGCAGAAGTAGGACCAATCAAATATGTGGCAGAGTTGATCTATGGCGAGAACGCTGAAAACAATTTTGACAGCGCTGTTCGTATAGTGATATTGATACTCATATTTGTATTTGACCCTCTCGCTGTACTTCTCTTAATCGCAGCAAACATATCATTAAGACAATGGCGTCAGAAAAGAAACATAAAAAAGAGTGAAGAAAAGTTTGATTTAGAAAGCAGATTAGAGAGAGAACGTAAGAAGGCGAAAAGACTTAACGAGAAGAATAGAGACTATAAGAAAATGGTAACTAAAATAGGTGACTTCAAAGACATGGATGCAGACGAAATTAAATTAAAATTAGACCAAATATATGACTGGAATGAAAAAGATTAGTATTATATTATTATTGGTGTTTCTATCAGGTTGTATGAAAACCACCTGTGTAACAGATACCGAATGTACAAAGAAACTAGATTGGAATAACAAGGGCTTTACTTTGTTTAGAACAGTGATAACTAATGGGACAAATTTGGGCAAATAGAGGGTTGACAAGCACCCTAAAGTGTGATATATTATAGACTATGGAACCAAAAATTCATATACCAATAGAAGTACAAAAATTAGATGCACTTGCTAGTGCGTGTAAGAAGGCAACTAATCCTGACTTTAAAGCTTTATGGTATAGGAAGTTGATTGATTTGGGATACAAATATAAACTAATGGACTATGTAATGAAGAAAGGCTTGAAACACTAATGAATATATTTTATGTACACAAAGACCCTGTAAAGTCAGCAAAGATGTTGATAGATAAACATGTGGTTAAAATGATTATAGAGTCAGCACAAATGTTATCTACTGCGCACAGATTAATCGATGGCGAACAGTGGGAAGATAGAACTAAAGCTGGTAGAAGAATAAAAAGATGGCGACTAAAGAACAAAGAACATGAAGATATAATCTACAAAGCTTCACACGTTAAACACCCTAGTACAATTTGGGTTATGGCGTCAGCATATAATTACTATTGGTTATACAATCACATGGTTGCGTTGAATGATGAATTTAAATTAAGATACAATCATACAGAAGACCATATGACAATTAGAAAATTAGGTATTATACTTCGTAATCCACCTAAAGGAATATCTCTAACTACAATACGAACAGATCCCACTCCAGCAATGCCTGATGAGTGTAAGATACCTGGCGATGTAGTTGGTTCGTATAGAAAGTATTATGTTATGAAGAAAAAAGATATGGCATCGTGGAAGGCGCCATCAACCCCACCTGAATGGTATACGAAAGGTTTACAAAATGGACTATGAAGAAATGGAAAAGATGTCACTAGAGGAATCTAAAAGACAAACAAAAGAACGAAAAGAAATTGGACTAAATATGATAAGACCATTTACATATGATGAAAAGAAATTATTATGGGATGGATTAAGAGAAGACAATAAGACCTTACATGAATTAGCAATGGAAGGTTTTAATGAAGAACAAACATTAAGAAGAATAGAAGAAAAACAAGAATTAAGTTTAATAGAAGAAAGGAACGGATTCTAATGATTAAAGAAGCATTAATAAAAAAACTAGAAGGTGATATTGCTGTTGCTGAAGCAGATTTAAAAACTTTCTTAGCGTCACCAATTGGTGTTGCTGAACATATTGACTATGTAATAACAGCAGAGAAAAAAGTAGAAATACTAGCACATGCTAAAGATAAACTAGAGGCAATTACAAACCTATAATGCCATCATATACATTTTACAATTCAAAGACCAAAAAAGAATATGACGATATGATGACTATTGCTGAAATGGAAGAGTTGTTAAAGAAGAAGAAACATATTAAACAGGTTCCTAAAGGTATAAATATTGTAGCGAGTACAGGTGACCGTCATATGAAATCAGATGGTGGTTGGAAAGACACACTATCTAAAATAGGTGAGGCACACCCTGGTAGCCCATTGGCACAACAGACACAAAAGAAGTCTATAAAAGAAATTCGAACTGAACAGGCTATACAAAAGAACAAGAAACGAGTAGCAGCAAGGAGAAAACGATAATGGCAGATATACCAGATTATATGAGAGGCTTTGACCTTGATGAAGATTGGGGTATAACTCCTGTTGAAAAACCAGCAGAGAACACTCAACCAACAATTGACCCTAAAGCAATAGACGATCAAAATTTAGAACTATCAAAAGTTAAATCAGATGTATCAGATGTTAAGTCTATGATGAATGAGATCATGCAGATTGTTAGTGAGAAAGAAACGATCACTAAAGAAGTAAATAGTGAAGCAACTGAAACTAGATTTAAAGAAATAGAGAAAATCATATTACCTTTTCTATATAACCTACAAAAGAGTGATGAGCCTTATATCCATTGGCCGAACCGTGGTCCAATAATTAAGGCACAGATAGAAAAGATAATGAAACTTACAAGGAATCAATAATGAAATTAAGTAATAATTTTAGTCTAAACGAAATGACTAAGAGCCAAACGGCTGAACGAAAAGGGATTAGTAATAATCCTAGTGAGGACCATATGAACAGTTTGAAAGCATTGTGTGAAAATGTGCTACAAGTTGTTAGAGATCATTATGGTAAAGTTGTATCAATATCAAGTGGATATAGAAGTCCAGAGTTATGCGTATCCATAGGTTCATCAGTAAACTCACAGCACGCAAAAGGCCAAGCCGCAGATTTTGAAATCTTTGGTGTGTCTAATGCTGATCTATGTAAATGGATTAGTGAGAACTGTGACTTTGATCAGATGATATTAGAATACCACACTGTAGGGGAACCTAATAGTGGTTGGGTGCATGTATCATATAGATCAGATGGTGAAAATCGTAAACAGATATTAAGAGCTTACAGAAATGAAAGCAAGAAGACTTGTTACGAATCATACGACCCTAGCTGAAAAGAGAAAAGGGACGAAGTAAGAAACGACCCTGCTTTATTAAATGACCATATGATGAAGTATAGGTCCATCTAGCACTTGACAAACAGCGTATATTATGATATACTATGAGTATAAAAATATGAAAGTGAAAATATAATGACAAAGAAATTTAATTTTATCGAGTTAGACAAATCAAAACTACCAGTAACTAAAGGTAAAAAAGTAGATGGTTTTCGTTTCTATGATATAGAAGGTAAAGCGTATCCATCAATTACCACAGTATTAGGTGCTGATCCTAAGAAAAAAGAAGGCCTACAAAAATGGCGAGACAGTATTGGTGAAGAAGTTGCCAACTGGGAAATGATGAGAGCAGCCAATCGTGGTAAAGGAACTCACACATTAATAGAACAATATATCAAAGGCGAGACACCAAGTATTAGACGTGTATTACCATTAGGTCTATTCAGACTAATTAAACCATATGTAGATCAAGTTGATAACATACATTGTTTAGAAACAATCATGTATAGTAAAGAATTGACTATCGCAGGTCAAGTTGACTGTATCGGTGAATACAATGGTAAGTTATCAGTAATTGATTTTAAAACAGCAAACAAAGAACGACAAGAATCTTGGATAGAGAACTACTTTATGCAGACTACAGCCTATGCTCAAATGTATAAGGAGACTTTCGGAAAAGAGATTGAACAAATCGTTATTTTACTAGCATCCGAAGATGGTTCAGTTCAAACATTTGTAAAGAATCCTAAAGATTACATGGAACCTTTGAAACAATGTATTAGTGACTTTTATAAATATTATGAAGAACTAAACAAGGATAAGATCAAGCAAGAGTAGCCCATATCTTATAGAGGATATGAAAAAACTACTAATCTTAATTTGTCTATTGTGGAATACCACTAGTCATGCTGAACTACAAGACTACGATCTTTTCAGTATGGATATGCCAATGTTATGTGGAACGCAAGAGACTATTGATCAGTATATTTTAGATAATAACTTTACGGCTGTCAACATAAGTTTTGGCAGACAAAATGGCCTAACTGATGGCGATATTGTATTTGCTGTAAAATATTATATAAACGAGAAACATCAAACATTAGCAGTAGCAGAAATACCAAACGATCCACTTCAATGTATATTATATCTTACATATAATATGAAAATGAATGAAAAGCTACTAGGTACTGGCACTTGACAAATTAGTAAAAGTGTGGTATAATTAAAAGAGTTGCAACCTGTGTAGGCGAAAGCGAGAGTAAGTAACCTACACTTATATAATAGGAGTTATAATGACATACAGTGAAGACAAAGCACAAAGAGAAAAAGAAAGAGCACAAGACGCCAGTATGGAGAATGAGGCTAGTCCTCCAACACCAATGGTGCAGATTTCATTAAAAGAATACGACAAACTAAAAGACAAACAGCATTACATTACAGACAAAGGTTTAATTGATATCATTGATAATATGGAAAGACTATTAAGAGCTTTAAGAAAGCATATAGTTAGATCGGACTTCAATGAATAGCAAAGAATTTAGTTTGACAATTGAGGGTATTGTAAAAGAGAAAAGAATTACATACATGGACGCTGTTGTATGGTACTGTGATGAGAATGGTTTAGATACTAGTCAAATATCATCATTGGTTTCAAAATCATTAAAAGAAAAAATACAGGTAGAAGCAAGTAATAAGAACATGTTGAAAATGCCTAAGATTGGTGTACTACCAACGTGATGTATGGAGGCTTTGATGTATATAAAACTTACTTGGCAATCAAGTTACATTTTCAGTCGGACAGTTATGACTATTATAAGTATGGGGGAAAGGTCAACGCAAAACTAGATACATTTACAAAACGTAAAGATAGGTATTTTTTCCACAAGTTGAGTACAAAATATGGACAAGATGATATACTTGATTTCTTTGTTGCTAACTTCATTGCAGATAGTAAGAGATGGATTGGTAATTTGCTTCAAAATGATGGTAAAGATGTTTACCTGGATTATAAAAAACGGAAAGAGTCATTTGCCTACCATTTTAGAGGAGACTGCACTAACGTTGTTAATGATTTTAGCAAGCGTGGGCTTTCTTTTGATGATGGTTTTGCTGTACCTATGGGGCAACACCCAAGAATGTTACGTTTACTTATTCAAAGGAAAATTAGTTACCAGACCGCGGTCGTGCTTAATCACTTTCTTAACTTTACTAAAAATTGGGATAAAGAAATTACCGAGAAAGTTGTATGGCCTGAAATCTCACTTAAGGTTACCAGAGTAAAAC